TTTGTTTTATTTTATCAGCTTGTGCTTCAGATTCAATAGAAAAATCTAATTCATCATGTATTTGTATATGACCTATTAAACCTTCTTTATATAAATCAACCATAGCTTTTTTAGTCATGTCTGCAGCTGATCCTTGAATTAATTTATTTAATGCTTTGTAGGTGAACGCTCTTCTGTGACCATTGTTATACCAATAATTTCTTTTTGGTTTACCATCTTTATCTTTTATAACTTCTCCATCTTGATCTTTTAAATATGGTCCCATTTCTTTTAACTCTAACATTGTTTCATGGTCTTCAGCAGGTACAAATGTTCCCCAATCAGAACCTCTTAGTATTGGTTCATACTTAGGAAATCTGCAACGTCTACCTAATAAAGTTTTTATTTTTCCTCTATTTTGTGCTGCACTCATAACACCATTCATTAACTGTTTAACAAAAGGTACTCTGTTGTGATAAACATTAAATAATTCATCTGCTTTTTCTTTTGAAACATTTAATTCATTTTGTAATTTAGCTTTACCCATTCCATAGAATAAACCTAAATTAATTGTTTTAGCTTCTTTTCTTTCTATCTCAGCCATATCAGCAACAATTTGGTGAAAGTCTGTAGATGGATCATTCTCGTATGAGTTAGCAATTATTTGCGCAGTGTCATATCCAAATCTTAATGCGTAATGTGCAACAAGTCTTGGTTCCTGTTGAGAGTAATCAAATGTACCCCATTTACAACCTTCTTCAGGTATAAATAAACTTCTTATTAATGGTCCTGTGTCCGGATCTCTGGCAGGTATTTGTTGTAGGTTTGGATTAGCATAGCTAAATCTTCCTGTAACTGTGCCACCATCATCAGATCGTATTTGATTTATATCTGCATGAATTCTACCATTGTGTTCATGATCTAAAATAGTATCAATAAATGTTGTACTGACCTTGTTTATTTTCCTAGCTTCTGCTATCATACGCACTACAGGATGATCATGTTTAGAAATAAAATTTTTAGTGAATGATGGTGAACCAGTTTTTTCAGTTACTTCGTAAGGTAAATTTAATTTTTGAAAAACTTTTTCAATTGATCTTGCAGCCCATATCTGAGTATCTACTCCTGATTCTATTTTTATTTGTTGCAATAGGTTTTGTTCTTTTGCTGCCAATGCTGTTTTTAATTGATTCGCTTTTTCGATATCTACCCGCACCCCTAGGTGACGCATATCGACTAAACAAGGAAAGAGATCAGTCTCTAAAGTAAATATATTTTGTAAATCTTCTTCTACAATAATTCTTTTTAAATGTTTCCAAAGTTCTAAAGTTAAAACCGCATCTTGTTCTGCGTAAGCTCCAACTTCACTTGCAGGTAATTTCCACATGTCAGCCTTAGGATCTAATCCTCTTTCTTTCGCTGCTTGATTAAGCAAAGATTCATTCTTACCTTTATTTAAATACAACCATGATAATGCATTCAACGTATAATTGTATCTATTTTCATCAATGATAGACGCTGCAATCATTGTATCTAATATCAAACCATTTATTTTTATACCTAAATTTCTAATCCAACATACGTCATACATTGCATTATGAAATATTTTTGTAGCAGGTGATGCACAGATATCTCTAAACCATTCTAAAGTTTTCTTACGATCTAAGTTTGGTCCTTCACCATGAGCTATTGGAAAGTAACCTTTATATCCATCTACAGCTACAGCTATACCCACAACTTCACCATTACCTCTTATGGCCCCTGAACCCAGTTTCTTTAAATCTGGATCTCTTGTTTCTAAGTCGATTGCTATTTCTTCTGCTTGTCTTAAATCAGGAAACTCTGTAGGAGCTACCCATTCTGTATTTGGCATTAACATTATTTATGTACTCCTATCATATTAAAGTTTAAGACTTGTTTATTGTTTAAAAAATAATCACCAATTATTTCTTTCCATTCATAATTAGGAAGTAATTCTTTTATAATATGTTGATTACCATTGGTGTGTTCAGTTTTAACGGTATGATATTCAGTCATAATAACCGGTTTATGCTTTTCAATTAAATTTAAACCACCTTTGATTACAAAATGTTCGTGACATTCAACATCGATTTTAATTAAATCTAATTTTTTAAGATGATTAAATTTTTTATCTAACGTACATTTATAAATTGGAAGAAAACCAGATTTCTGATCCATAAATTGTATCTTAGTATTTCCAGAATTAATACCTTCAACGTCATATCTAAAATCATTAGTTATAAACTGTTCATCAACATCGCTAACTGCTTCTTGAAACGTTTGTACATTTTTAATTCCATTTAAAATTAAATTAGTACAAAGTATTTGATGAATGAATCGCTGCATCTCAAAAGCAAATATATATCCTTGAGGACAATACATAGCAAAAGGAACAGTGTGTACACCTATATGGGCGCCCACTTCTATAATAACAGAGTCTGGTTTTAGATGTTTAATACACTCACGATAAACTTCATTTTCCCATCCACCATATTTTCTTAGAGCTTCTGGTATATACAAATCATTATTGATTGTAAGAAATTTACCTCTGTTAGTATTAATCTGTTCTAGTTTTAACATTACTTCTTTCTGTTCATGTCTTTCATCTTTTTAATTTCTAATTCACAGTAATGAATTATTTTTTCTAAATCTTGTATACCGTTTTTATTTTTATAACGACATACATACTTAATAACATTTCCTTGAAAAAAGGAAAGGTCGTTTTTAGAAATAAATTCATAGGGTTGAATGTGAAAATTTTTGTAGTGATTCCCGCCTATCTGTTTATCTTGTGGAAATGCACTTTCAAACATGTCTTTATTTGTCATTACTTTAATACCTCCATTATGTTTATTATGTAATAAGTTAATATAAATGTAATCATTATGTCTCTTGTTAGTATTCTCATGTTTATCCTTTATCTGTGGCAGTTGTTATTTTGGCCGAGTATGATTATTGTATAGGGAGTCGAGAAACCAAAATAACTTTCTGGAGCACGATGCTGCCACACACCGTGTTGAAAATTCTCTATCCCGTTCTGTTTATACTTAAAGTATAATTCTTTAAAATTTGTATTCATTTCTTCTAGTTTTTGCTTTCAACATATATAAATTATTTCTTGCACGTGTTGATCCTACGTACCAAACTCTATGTTCTTCATCATTTTTACTGTCACTTTTTTTAACTGCTTGTTTTATTTTACGTCCTAAATCTAAACAAAGTATTACATTATCTTCTTCACCACCTTTAGCCGCATGAATAGTAGATAATTGTATACGTGCTTCTGCATCTAAATCTTCCCCATTGTTCAGCATTTCTTTTATATAGTTTCTATCTTCTATCTTTGCTTTTTCAAATGCATCAAACCAATCTAAATCAGATTTCCAATCTTTCATAGGAAGTCCAATATATTCTTCTACATCTTTTGATTCTTTTTCTTCTAAAACTTTTCCTCTTTGCCATGAATTATAATTCACAATTGCATTATATAATCTAACTGTAAAACTTTTTCCTTTGTTTGTTTGATAATATAAATTTCTTTTTCTCAATTCTTTTGTCATATCAACTAATCTACTAATTGTTCTAGTTAGTATTAAATACTTTCCTTCTAATAAATTTAACTGATCTAAATTATTTATTCTAAATGATTCACCTTCAAAGTCTCTTGGATAATAAATTTTTTCTTTTCTAAGTCCTCTTATTTTTTCTAATGGTAATTCAGATTGTTCTTGTACTGCTCTAGATATTCTTTTTGAATACTTTAATACTTTTTCTTTTCCCGGTTCCTGTATAAATCTATCAACATCTGCACCTGCCCAGGCGAAGATGGCCTGGTCATCATCACCAGCTAAATAAATATCATCTGCATATTCTTTTAACTTATCAAATAATTTCCATTGTAGTGGAGATAAATCTTGAGCTTCGTCAATAAATATAACTTTAAATTTAGGTAAATTTTTTTCTAGTAACTGATCAATCATGTCATTAAAATCTAATTTTTCCATTGTATCTTTGTATGCTTTTAAATTTTTATCTAAGTCTTTTAATATCCAAGGTTTTATTTCTTTTTTGTTATGTTCATTTCTATCTAATTCTTCTTCTACTGTCGTACATCTATTCATAGCTCTACCAATCATTTTAAAATATGGACTTTCAATATTAAGATAAAATATTTCTTCCTTATTATATTTATCGTAATACTTAATTTTGATATTTAATTTCTTTCCTATATCTACATAATCTTTTGGTTGCATAACCATAGTGTCATCTAAGTCTAATTGATCGTATGCAAATGAATGTATAGTTCTAAAATAATATAATTTATCAGAGTCTACCGGCATTCTATCTCTAGCAACTTTCGCTGCTTTTTTAGTAAATGCAAAATAACCAATTTTATCTAATGGTGTTCCTATTCTAATATAAGCTTTTGCTCTACTAATTAGTTTATGTGTTTTACCTGTACCTGGAGGACCAAAGTATTTATATATCACTACACAATCTCCTCTGGTTTTTCATAGTCTTGTATTTCAATTATGTCTTCTTCTTTTTCTTCAAATAAATATAATGGAATTTTTGCACAACCAGTTATACCTGAATATGGTTTACCTGTTTTCTTATCTTTACCTGGAAATCTTTTCTTTATTCCAAAATCAGGTTTAGGTAAATGTTCTTCCTCTTTTTCAAACATTTTTGTAATCATGTAAGAAGTTCTAGAAGAATCTTTTTTCCATTCATTATCTTTTAAATCATTATAAAACTCATCAAAAACAAAATAAGCATAGGTTTCATCTTTTAATACATTACCACTTCTAAATGAATTGTAAGATGTAGCTGTTGTGCTGTGTATATAATGTTTCAAATGTTTCTTTAATATCTCCATAGGAGTGGTCCCTGGAGCCGGTTGCACTGTATCTTGTGTCGCAACTAATGCTTTTATTATTTCGTAAAAATCCATTGCTTTAATAGGAGGAGGTATCTCATCTGCTTGAGCCATGATCAAACCTCTAAGTTCTTGTTGATCTTTTATTTCATTTTTACTTTTAGCATGAACAGTAACACTCTCTCCATCTTCTCTTTCTACGTCAAAATAATATTCTGGATCAGGTTTAAAATCTACTTTAGTTAAATTAGATAATCTAGGCCATGATATTTTTTTATCAGATATAATTCCAAACTTTCTTTTTACACATTCAGATTTAATACATACTGGTGCAAGTAAATCACTAGTACAACTATAACCTTTTTCTTGTTTCTCCCAATGTTTTATTTTCTTTTCGATATGATCATCAACCCATATTTCATCAAATTCAAAATAATTTCTACCTGCTTTTAAAACCATTTTAGCCCAGTTATCAGTATATTTTTTCTTAGCAAAAACCATGTAGTTATATAAAAATCTATCTCTACCATCTGTCATTTTTTCTTTTGATAAAATTTCTAAACATGGTG